GGGAGAGAAAAAGAATTGAACATAGCATATCGTTTCCGGATCTATCCAACAGAAGAACAGAAGATACTCCTTGGAAAAACATTTGGCTGCTGCCGTTTCCTGTATAACCAGATGCTTAATGACAAGATCCTGGAGTATAAAAAGACGAAAAAGCTGTTAAAAAATACACCAGCCATGTATAAAAAGGAGTATCCATTTCTGAAAGAAGTAGATTCGCTGGCACTGGCAAATGTTCAGTTTCATCTGGAGAAAGCATATAAGAACTTTTTCCGTGATCCCAAGGTTGGATTTCCACGTTTCAAGTCAAAACATCATTCCAAAAACAGTTACACAACAAATGTAGTCAACGGAAATATTCTGGTAGAAGATAACCGGATCCGGCTTCCCAAATTAAAATGGATCTCCATGAAAAAACACAGGGAGCCTGCAGAAAACTGCTGTCTGAAATCAGTGACAGTCAGTATGGAGCCGTCCGGAAAGTATTTTGCAAGTCTGCTGTATGAAGGATACAGCTGCGAAAACCAAGCAGCAGATGAAGATTACAGCAATGCCAAAATACTGGGGATTGATTATGCGATGCAGGGGATGGCAGTGTTTTCAGAAGAGATTGAACTTGAAAAAGCAGGATTCTTCAGAAGAAATGAAAAAAGGCTGGCAAGGGAGCAGCGTAAACTGTCGAGATGTGTAAAAGAAAGCCGCAATTATGTGCGGCAGAAAAAGAAAGTTGCCAGGTGCCATGAAAAAATACGAAACCAGAGAAGAGATTATCTGCATAAACTGAGCCGCAGGATCACAGACCAGTACGATATAGTCGCGGTAGAAGATATTGATATGAAAGCAATGGGCCAGTGCCTGCACTTTGGGAAAAGTGTACAGGATAATGGATACGGGATGTTCCGGAATATGCTGGATTATAAGCTTACCTGGAAGGGAAAGAAATTAGTAAAGATAGACCGCTTTTTCCCTTCAAGCAAAAAATGCAGTAAATGCGGAAAGATAAAAAAAGAGCTGGGATTATCCGAAAGAGTATACCGCTGCACGTGTGGAAATGAGATGGACAGAGATCGAAATGCAGTGATCAATATCCGTGAAGAGGCAAGAAGGATGCTGGCAGTATAAACTGTCCGTATCTGGACAATAAGTAAGAAAATGCGCCCGTGTCCGGGCAAAAGAATCGCGGGGCACGCGAGGATAGCTTGTAGATACTTGGCTCAGTAGAGTCATTGAGCAAGAAGCCCCCACTTCAAAATCTGGGATTTAAGTGGTGGGAGCATGTCACGTACAAAAATAACAGCCACACAAATGTTCTGATTGTGCAACTGCTCCGAAGATGATACAATATCTTTGCCAAAGTACGGAATCTCTTCGGAGATTCTTGAGCCGTCCCTGCTACCAACAGGGGCGGTTTTTATTATAATAATTCAGAGATCACAATTGATAAATCGGGATATATACATACTGGAATTTCATCGTCGAAAGAATACAATCCGGTACCCGATTCATTTTCAAAATCGTAGACATTTACGATACCTTTCAGGGGGTTTATAATCCAATATTCTCTGACTCCGGCCATCCGATATTTAAATAATTTTATTCCGTAATCTTTACTCTGGGTAGCAGGAGAAACAACCTCAATTACCCAGTCAGGTGCACCATGACAACCTTTTTCATCTACTTTGTCCGGTGAGCAGACAACTGTTAAGTCTGGTTCGACATAGTTCTTGTTATCTTCATTCAGGAACACTGCAAATGGAGAGACATATGGTTTACAGGATCCGCTTTTACTTTTAATGTAATTGCGGATAGTAGCATACAGTTCACCGACGATTACCTGATGCCTGGTATTAGGTGGTGCCATCATATAGATCTGTCCATCAATCAGCTCTGCACGTTCGCCATCAGGAAGAGCGTAGATGTCATCTATTGTATAAATCCGTTCTTTGGGTAATGGCATAATGAAAACTCCTTTCGTTAATCCATTGATGTGATCACATATATACAAATGTTCGACTTGTGTAACTGCTCCGAAGATGATACAATATCTTTGCTAAAGTACTGGATCTCTTCGGAGATTCTTGATCCGTCCCTGTTACTAGCAGGGGCGGTTTTTATATGAATTTTTGTGTGATTAGCTGATTTAAACGTTCAAGCAAATCGTTTGGAAAACCCAAAACATCAAATATGCTTTGACCATTGAAATGTATGTCTTTATAAGGTGAAAGAATATTAAATAATTCGGATCTAAATCTGAATTATTAGATATTCTCAATTCAATCAATTTCTGGTGATTCCCCGTCATTCGAGGCATCTGTTCAAACGAGAATGTTTGGTTGCTGTTACCAGTAAGGGCACTTTTTGAAGACATTATTGAATGCAATGATAATTAAATAAACAGGGATTCTTCAAAAAATCTGCTTGTATAGGAATTAGGGCATCTTACCCATCCAGAAATATCAGCATCCTCAGCCCGGATATATATATAGGCACTGCCGCCAGAATATTTAATTTTATTTACAGTACATACTTCGTAAGCATCTGTTGTATAGATAATATTTCCGTTAGGGGCGTTCTTTATATTCAATGATTTTGCACATTTCCACATATTTTGTCCACCAAGAAGGGGATTGTATGATTTGGAATAAGTGACAGGATATGTAGTTTTGGAAAGCTTCAGAGAGCTTCCGGAAAGTTTATAAGTTATGGTATATTGAATAGAACCGACTCCTCCTGGCATTGACTGCATACGGATTTGAATGTAATTTGCACCAACTTTTTGAGTAAAACTATTATGGCGAGCATTGAAAGCACCTTTACGATGCGACATTAAATTGACAGCAGATACAAGTTTTCCAGATTTATAAGTCAATAATTTGTCGTAATCAATGTGATCATTATCAATGTCTTGGCATTTTAGCTTCAAAAAATGTTTATTTCCATTGAGAGTATAAAGATCTGCATTTACAAGATATATGTTTTGGGCGTTTAAACTAAAACTTTTTTTGCCATTCACCTCAATGTTCAGATAAGATTCCGACTTGAAATTTATTCGAATTTTATCAGCTTTGCCATCACCGGTGATGTCATATTTAGAGTATGCTACATTTGGCCGAATGGAAATGTTACTTTTTTGAGCTGCTTTAACAGTTAGCGGCATAGATATGGTGCTGATTGTAATTAGGGCAACTGTAAAATATTTTAATAATGTCTTTTTCATGTGAAAAACCTCCTGTATTCAAGAACTCATTCGCAGTTCTATGAGCTTTTGGTGATATCCAGTCATTCTAGACATCTGTTCAATAGTAAAATCTCTATATTCTTCCAATAGCGAATCTGGTAATAACAGCTCCGTTCTTTAATCTGCTGATGAAATCATATGTATCACCGCAAATGGTTCAAAATAAATAACATAATTATCAACAACAGCGTATACACCGTATTTAGAATGATAACACTGTATAGCCTCTTTTAAATATTCTTCCGTAGCGTTCAGATATTCAGCCATCTCATAAAGATTCCCACATCCTGCTTCATAAGCGCTGATCAGACCGGTAAGTCCAATCTTTAGATTATACCCATAAAGCCGAGCTCGATATTCCTGCTTTCGGCTTTCTACCTTATTCTGGTCTAAAATGTTTCCGGAGCTGGTGCGATAATGCCCGATTTCTTCGGCAAGCACACAGGATTTTTCTGCTTGTGTTTCTATATCCTTTCGGATTGCTATGTGACTGCCGCGGATCAGGCCATCATGTTCAGTAAGAGGTTGTTCTTTAACAAGTAACCCTTCTTGATCGGCAGCAGTCAGTAATTGTTCGTAACTCAATTGGGATCACCCCTTTAGCGATTAAAATAAAACGGTTCTCTCTAAGCTGTTTGCTTGTAGTCAACAACTGCAATTTCAGTCAGCATACCTTTAACTTTTTGAATAATTTCTTCAATTCGTTCAAGTGTTTCACCATTTAAGTATTCTTCCCCACATTGAGAACACTTTTCACAAGGAACATTCTTGATAATGATATAGCATCCCTGATAATCAGTCATGTAAGTTGTTGTAGAAGATTCAATATTACCTTTGCAGTAAAAACAAGTCATTATGCATTCTCCTTTCTGGTTTTGAAATCAGATTCCCATTTATCAAAACTGGGGAAATAAGCTGTTATAAGGAACAAATCCGATTCGTGATTTCCGATGACTACATGAAGATATTTATCTTCGATGCTCATCCCCAGAATTAAACAACTGGGGTAAGGATAATCATCTGGATATTGTTCGATGATTTCTCCATTCATAATACAGGCTATTACATCTTTTAAGAATATCCTACGCTGTTCCAGCCTTTTAGCTGCGTGGAGTGTAATACGAATGTTTTTAGGTATACATAGTTTACGCAATTCCAATATATCTAATGCCATATCATTCCTCCCATTTTGAATCATCATTCATAATATCCAAATCATGCTGAACACCTTCGGGTGTTTGCTCAACATCCGTCCGGGCATGAGCTGCAAGAAGATCTTCTTCCATCTGCTGGGCGGAGAGAAGGTTCTTAGAGTAGGCGAGAACCTTTCTCTGGTTATGAGGAGACAACTGATTGCAGATTTCTATGATTTCCTTGCACTGAGCAGAGACGGAAGAGTTCTGAACAGATTCTGCTTTATAGGGAGTTCTTTCCATAGGAACGTCAAAACCCATAAGCCATGCTTCACTTACGTTCAATGCATTTCCTAGAATAAAAAGCTTTTCTTGGTTAGGCTCTGTTTTTCCAGAACAGTATTGACTTATATCTGACTTATTCATTTTTACATTATACTTTTGACAATATGGAACAGTCAGATTAAGAATATCAACTTGCCGAAGTCCTCGCATATTCATTATTGTTTTTAAACGAATTGCAGTGTTTTCTTTCTTCATAATGTTCTCCTTTTCGTAATTGAAATATAACACATATTATACAAAAGTTCAATAATAAAAACCTAAAAGTTAAAAAAATTGAATTTTGTGTTGGCAGAAAATGGACGACGTGATATTACACAGATAATTCAAAAGCTTGAACCGGAAAGGAGGTATCAAGTTGGCATTCGATTATAACAAGCTACGAGGAAGAATCGTGGAGATTTTTAACACTCAGTCGAACTTCGCAAGTGCAATGGGATGGTCGGAGCGCATATTGGCACTAAAGATGAATGGAATGTGTTCATGGAAGCAGATAGATATTTGTAAAGCAATACAGTTGTTGAAACTTACTATTGAGGACATTCCGATTGTATGTACTCGGGTAGGTCACTACTCTGTACTTACAGGATAAGAGCATATGAGAGGAGAGTCAACGAAAGTCGTTCGACAAACTGCTTAAATTTGTATAAACAGTAACCCATACATATCATTTCCCATACCATAAAGAAGAGGTGAGGAAGATGTCAGAATTAAAACTGGTAACAAGAAATATCCGTATTAATGGAATTCAGCATAAAGCCAGTGATATGTCAGAAGAAGAAATCAAATGCCTGCTCATCCAGAGACAGGATAAAATTCTTCTGAATATGAATTACGAAAGAAAAGCCGCCGGTTAAGGCGGAGAAAGGAGGAACATATTAAGGTTGCGAATCATAGAATAGAAGACCTGGAAAGAAAAGGAGAATGATTATGGAACAGATCACAAACTATGTAAAACCGGAACTCATCGTAGTAGCTATTGCCTTATATTTCGTAGGAATGGCACTCAAACAGGCACAGGCAGTAAAGGATAAGTACATCCCCCTTATCCTTGGCGGAATCAGCATTGCAATCTGCGCGATCTATGTGTTTGCCACCTGCACCTGCGGTACCGGACAGGATATTGCAATGGCAATTTTTACAGCGATTACACAGGGAATCCTGATTGCCAGTCTTTCTACATACGTGAATCAGATTGTAAAACAGGCAAATAAAGACGAATAAGGGATGAGAAACCATCCCTTTTCTCTCTATGAAAGGAGACGGACATGGAAATAAGAGGAATTGATGTATCTGCCTGGCAAGGGAAAATTGACTGGAAAACAGTTGCTGATTACGGCATGGGGTTCGCAATCCTGCGGATTACAGAAGCGGGAAACGTGATAGATAGCTACTTTGAGCAGAACTTCTCTGAATGCCGGAAATACAATATCCCGGTTGGGGCATATAAGTATTCTTATGCCATGACAGTTGCGGAGATACAGAGCGAAGCCAGAAAAGTAGTGGAAGTTTTGAACGGGCGAAAACTGCAGTATCCGGTCTGGCTGGATCTGGAATGGAATAATCAGAGAAGCCTTGGAGCTGAACAGATCCATAAATTGGCAGAAGCATTCGAAAAGATTATCACGGCAGCGGGATATAAATTTGGTATTTATTGCAATGTGGATTGGTACCTGAATGTAATTTGTAGCCATCTGAAAAAATATGATTTCTGGATCGCACGTTATCCGGCATCAGATAACGGCACCTTACAGGAACGACTCCGGCCGGACTTTGGTGTGGGCTGGCAGTATTCCAGCAAAGCGAAGATACCAGGCATCAGCGGAACTGTAGATAGAAATATATTTTACAAAGATTATAACGAAGCAAAAGATATAGAAAAGGAAAACACAGTCATGACAAAGAGTGAAGCTATCAACGTAGTTCTGGGAATTGCAGAAGAAGAGATCGGGTACCTGGAAAAGAAAAATAACAGCCAGCTTGACAGCAAAACTGGAAATGCCGGATCAGCAAACTATACAAAATATTGGAGAGATATAAAACCATCCTATCAGGGGCAGCCCTGGTGCGCAGCGTTTATCTCCTGGTGTTTCATGAAAGCTTTTGGTCTGGATAATGCAAAGAAACTCTTAAAACACTGGCCGTATGTATACTGCCCAACCTTAGGCGTCTTATTTGTAAAGAATGCCAATCCAAAAGTTGGAGATATTGTTATATTTAAACATGGCGATACATTTACCCACACCGGCTTTGTAACAAAAGTAACCGGAGACAGGTTCTGGACGATTGAGGGAAATACTTCCGGAGCATCCGGTATCGTGGCAAATGGTGGCGGGGTCTGCCAGAAGAGCTATTACAACAGTAATCTTCCAGGGACAAAATTTTGTACACCGGACTATTCAATTGTTTTATCTGCAGATAAAGATGAAACAGACAAGACAACAAACCCAGAAGGAGGCAGCTACATGTTTAATCCAGAGACAGTAAAAGCAGGAGACAAAAATACATCTGTGCTTCTCTTACAGGAAATCTTAAGAGCCAGAGGCTTTAAAGGCAAAAACGGCAAAGCCCTGAAACTTACATGGACAGCAGATGCAAACACGATTTACGCTCTGAAAGCTTATCAGGAATCCAGAAAAGAAGTTCTGGAAGTGGATGGTATTTGCGGATCTGCTACTTGGAAAGACTTAATTGCGATTTAA